TTAAGTGCAGTTTGCGATTACGTGATCGGCTAATTTATCGTATTCGAGATCCATTTGATTCATTAAATCTAATTGATTTTTTGCCCATGCTCCACGAACCAACACCTCGCGAGTTGGTTTGACAGTTGAAAGGTACTTTAAAGGGACACTTTGAATGATACTGTCGGGAGCCATTACATTCATATCTTCTATTTTAGCTACTGGTTCACTAGTCACGAATTTAGGTGTTGAATCGTAAGCGGTAATACCTTTATCTAAGCTTGGTAACAATTCATCATCAACTGCAGATGATATCTTAGTCAAGTGTGCTTTATCAGCACCAACTTCAACACCTTTCCGTGTATCAAAACCATTAAAAATCCACCCCCCGAATTTAGGGATCCCCTTAGTTTTGACTAATTCATCATATGGATTGCTTTCTAAATAACGTCGCTTACCTTGTTCCCAATCATCAATAAACTTAGGTAACATTTCACCAATCAAGCCAATACAATACGCAGAATACATATCAGCTGTACATGGAACGAGGAAATAATCAGAACAGTAAAGGGCCGAACGAACTAACGAATTGAAAGATGGTGGTAAATCAATCAAAACATAATCATATTCGGTTTCGGTTTCATTTTTTGCTGCTTCAGCAACCAAACTCGGTAACAAGAAACGATAAACACCTGCACCTGCGATTACATCAGTACCCACATTTAGAATGTCAGATAAGTTATTAAGCCAAAAATCACCTGGGACTATATGCAAGCAACCATTGGTTACTTTATGGCTTGGTTCATAAACATTAATTTTCGGTGGCATATTTTGTTGCAAATATGGTTGACCAAAAGCCCGAATTGTTTTTCCAAAAGGTTTTGTTTTGTCTTTTTCCAACAACATCTCAAATGAATCCGATTTGAGTACTGCAATTGATAAATTACACTGAGGGTCAAAATCAATTAATAAAACTTTTTTCCCCTTCTCAGCCAAAGAAACTGACAAGTTCCAAATAGTGGTAGTTTTACCAACACCACCTTTGTTATTAAAGAGTGATAATGTAATCATTTTTTATTATCCATTAACCAAATTCAGACGTTATGATAGCCCTCATTATTCTACTTGTACAATATGTAAATCAAAAAAAGATACAAATCAGGCTTTCAATCATTTAAAGATAACAAATTGATATTAAGTGATTTTAATGATGTTTTTGCTTTTCAATGAACTTGCTGTATTTGTGAGTTATCGAGAAAAGTTGCATGTATCATGAATCACCCTCCCGTAATGTATAAAGGTGATTGATAGGTATTCTTCAAATCCAGACTGTAATCCCATAAATTACGCCTATAAAAGCTTATATTGCAACTCATTGTGTATCGATTTGATTGTGAGGGCGTGAGATTAATGAAGTGGTTAGGTGTAGGGCTTATAGGTTTGGTGGTTTCAGGTGTCGCGTGTGCATCGTTCAATGAAACCATGCGTTTTGATAATATGAATAATAAGCAGGTGTATGAGCGTACGACTTATGCTTATGGTAATTCATTGGGTTTCCGATGCGATTCTGGTCGATATGAAAAAGAGTTTTTCGTTACATTTTCGGGTAAAGATAGCATTGCGGCACCAAATCAAAAGATAGATTTTAAAATTAAAATTGATAATGGCCGAGTGTACAAACTGAAAGGAAACATGTTCACATCTTCCTATAAAGGAGGAGCGATTAGGAATGTAGATAAACGCATTCTTTATGAGTTGAAGCAAGGTACAACTGCTTATGTGCAGGTGCATGTCTTTGGAGTTCGCGAGATGAATACATCATTTAATTTATCAGGTTCGAACAAAGCGATTAATGATGTAAGTAGCCGATGTGATATCCAGTACCAAGCTGACAATTACGTAAACATTAATCGAGAGATAAAAAGACTACAGCGTGAAAGGGATCGTGAAATTCATAGAATTGATGCTGAGTATGCAAGAAAGATTGCACAGTTAAGAGCTCAAAATTACTAGAAGCATATCAATTGCAAAGAACTGCGAGAGAGTGTTAATTATTGATGTTAAGAGTTGAGAAAACCAGTATTGCTCTGTAACGTAAAGCTTGTTCAGTTTACGTAACTCTAAGAATTTGAACACCTTTGCTTGAAGTCGGCCGCCCAATTGGGCGGTTTTTTTATGCTTGTGATATAGACTCGCTAACGCTCAAACACTGGCGCGTTACACTTGCGAATAGTCGGGGAAGGTTGAAAGTTTCGTGGATAGTACCCCCGTAATACATGACGGGGGTTGGTTCGCATTCTGCTCCAGTGTCGTTGTCGTTCGGCTCAGTCTTCGCTCCCTCCGCCTCCTTATGGAGCACATTAGATATTTGTTCGACACTCACAAAATCTTAAAAGCAAAAGCGTTCTAGTAGGCAAGTGGCTTTATTTCTCTGAACTGTCAGAACATTGGAACAGTAGACCCGCTTTTTCGCTATTGGGGACGGATGGAGCACTGCGAAAGCTGATAGATGATCATATGTGCAGTAGCGTGACGGCTTGGTGGGGCGGTTAGTTCTGGCGAGTCTAATCCCTGCGGGGCTAAGAGCGTAAACCATCTAAAGCATTTAAGTAAGTTGAAACCTTCCGTTCCAACTTAGCTAAATCACTTCTAAGCTTAATTGCCTGTTCGCGTTCTGCTTGGTACAAGGCATGATACTTCAATGCAGTATAGCCACCCTCGATAAGACAGCCAGACATAGTGTTCTTTTGAGTGAGTTGTTTTAGTTCTTCAAACATTTCAGCGTGAGCGTCAGAATCTCGAATTGTAATTGCCATCATTACACCTTTTAGCTTGGGAGAAATTAGACCTTAATGATAGCATTCGTTCTAGCCTTGGATAAACCTCGATGCTTTGGATTGATTGCAAAGTAAGGTGATTACCGGCGCACTTTTCCTTTTAAATGCCATCATTACAATAATTTTATGTTTGCCTTTTTGGGCTTCTCTTTCTTAGCAATGGATTCTCTAGGGCTGCATGAAATGATCCTTTGTTTGCCTTTCCTCGTAAGCTGAATTAAACAATCATCAATCATTCTCGTCTGTACGTTATTGAACGCGAGAAACCTATCATTGACTGAATAAATCCCATCATCGGTAATGACATCGAATGTGAGAAATACATCCATTTTATTTCCACGTCTCCGAGTCGTGAACGACGTAAAATACGCTTTTTTTATGCCCTCGAAAGGAAGCACATCATAGTAAGTTACAACATCATGGATAGGCCGCCCATCGTTATCAGTCTGACCGCTAGACCTACCATGAGGTAGAACAGAAGAAACTTGATCACCTTTTTGACTAGTTTCATTAGGTTCAGTTTGAACGGGAGTCGTATATTGTGGCGAGTTCTGTTCCTGAACCGATTCAGAAGAACCAAAAGCCATACTGGATAATTCATAAGTTAAGTACCCCAAACACAGTATTAAAACAATAAAAATGGCGATCACTTTAGGAGAACGGAAAAGGGTATTCATTGCCCCCGCAGCTTTAGCAACGCCCGTTCCCGTTGATTTGTAGAGCAAGAACGAATCGAGTGGTATTTTTTGAGTCGTCGTATTTACATCTTTTGACTTTGGTATGACGGGCGTAGACACGGACTTGTCATGTTTCCAAATCAAAGGTTTTCTTTTTGTCCAAAAAAATTGGTCACGGCCTTTGTGAAAAAAGTTTTGTTCGCCACAGGCTTTTATTGCCGTATCAATTTGCTTCCAGTCTGGAGAGAGCAGTTCGATATCCCAGTTGTATTTCCGGTGACGCTGAAAGCCTTCGTTAAACGTATGAGGATAAATGATGCGCCCTTGTTCATCGTACTCAGCAATCCCTCTATCATCGGTTTCATTCTCTTGGAGTTGTTCCATATCCGCAGGAACGTAGCGAGAGTAAAAGAACGAAAGGTAAGATTCTGGAAGTAGGCCATCTTCACCTTTGTTTTTGGTAATGAAATCCTCGACGGGTTTATAAGTGACTTTCTTCATGTCAAAGCCGATATTCTTAGAGTAAATATCCTGACACTCATCGATGACTATCTGTGCTCCAATCGGACACCAACAGAAAAAGTGAGTCCACAAGTGAACGCCAGCTGCATCACGAGAGAAGACTCGGATCAGTTTTGAGGTAGTAGGGAAGGTAATGTTTAAGCGTTTTTCAATCACGCTCATCGGCTCCATACCCTCGATATTTGTCACGACAACCTTGCCCGCTTTCAAAGCAGAAAGAATAACGAAGTAGGCCGAGTAAGCGGATTTATAAGAGCCGTTCGCGCCCGTTCTAATTGTGATAGCCATTAACGGGTCATCCTCATCACAAAAGCCGTGGTGAAAAAGTTAGTGAAGATGGTTATCGCTTGAGGAATGCCAAACAGATAAGCGTAGTAACGAATTTCGGGAGAAAGGCCATTAAAGACCGTTACGAGTAATTCATTAAAGCCAATCTCTTCTAACAGTATTTGTGCTGACCTATAACTGATTTCAAGCCACCATATATACCCCGTGATTTTTGCCTTTAACATATAGAGCTGGATGTAAGATAGTAAGTTCTCGAACATGTAAGGAATTGCCGCAATGAAATCAATAACGGTTTGAAAACCATTACTTAAATAATTTAACGCTGTGTTTAACCATTCCATTAGTTTTTCCCCAACATACGAATACCACCAAGAACGGCAATAAGCATAATCACCGAATAGATTAATGATGCGTTATCAACAAGTGCAGGCAATACACCACTTTTCAGACTGGTTTCTTTGCCATTAAGCCAGAGATTTAAGGTGTGCTCTTTGTAAGTGCCATCATTGAGCATTGAAGTATCAAAGTTCATCAGCCTTTTAAATTCAGATATTTGAACATCAGCTTTAATATTTAACGCATCGATATCATCTTGAACATTTTGAAAGTCCTCAGAATTAACCAGATACTCAGCCGAAAAATCCAATAAGGGAGCAGGGTGAGCGCCAACAGAATCTAAACCAGTCCCTGCTAGAAGACTTTTGACCCCATCCATACCATCACTCAAACCACCAATTGACCCATTCAAATCCGCCAAACCAGAGCCAATACCTTTACCAATCGCATCCCCTAATGAATCCCCTAAACCATCAGTCACAGCCTTACCAACAGAAGCCCCAAGCGCATCAACATCAATAGTGGAAGACCCTCCTGAAATCGTAGATAACCCTTCCTTAATATCGGTAAGTAAAGAGGTTTGAAGTTCAGACTCACCCAATGCCTTTTTACTTTCAGCACTCATAGCTTGAGATAGAGCCTCAATGGAATCAGCAATGGATTTAGCACCAGATTGGAAAGCACCCTCTAACCCCTCTAATAAACCAGTATTGTGAGCAGCAGAATTTTTAGCATCAATAGCAGCAAGGCGAGTTTCATTAAGTGGGGCAACCAATTTATCAACAGAAGCTTTAGCAGCGTTAGCCGCGTTCTTAGCTCCATTGGCTGCGTTTTTAGCGCCATAAGCGTTAGATTTTGCTTTGTTAACATTCTTAGAAACAGATTCAACCATAGTTCTAAGAGCACTAGTATCATTAGAAATTGATTCACTATAAGCATTAGCCAATTTCAAATCACTTTTTATATCCCTAGAGGAATCCCTAAGAAGATCATAAGTTCGTTGATCAAGATATTCAGAATGAGAAGTGTAATCACCAATGGCTTTTAATCTATCTATTATTTCAGAATCAGGAGTGCCAGTACCGCCATTTAACATTTCATCTATTTTCTGTATTTGTTCCTTTAAAGCCTCATCACGCTCAAAAGAGTCAATCCCACGCTGATTACCATCCGTTCTTAACTTTTCAGTACGAGCAGCTACATTGCGCATCATATTGCTATTACTTGCTTGTATAAGTGCAGGTAATTTTTTAACTAAACTTCGAATTTCATTTTTAAAATCAAAAACAGCTCGCTGAATTTTAGCGACATTCTCATAATGTAATTCTGTCGTAGCATCAATTAATAATTTTTGGTTGTACTCCATCTTATTCAAAGCTTTGTTTAAATTATCAACCGTCCTAAAAACATGTTCACAACTTTCAGCAGAGCATAAAACCTTAGCCTCTAACTCAACCTTATTTAACTCTAAAAGATACTCATATTTATCGGGGACACCATCACCATCAGTATCAAGAAACTCATCTTCCTCTTCGTCAGGAAAATTACCGCCAGCATAAACACCATCTTCTTTAGGGCAGGTTTGACCAACACTCACAAAAGAGCCTGAGCACTTAGAATCACTAACGAAACACAAAGTAAGCAAATCAACATTGTAACGACAGCCAGAGTTACAGATATAAGGCGAATCCCCATACTCCTTAACCGACCATGATGTATTTGCAGTGGTTATCCCGGCTTCACAAATCAAAGCTTCCTCAGCGAACGACGGCATAGAGATGAGAAAAGCCATCATTAAAAAGAGTGTGCATAAAAGATGATTAATCATAACTTTCATAAATACCGCCATAAAAAAAGCCCCCGTTAGGAGGCATTGATTCCCGTATATACGCCATATATAAAGGACATAGACATAACCACACCAAAAAGCATGGTTATGACTTGTGATACTAGGGCGACCATTAAGTACGCATCGCGCCCAAGATAGATTTAAGACCAAAGCCAATTGCACCCATAGCAATCAGACCCACAACAACTAAGCCGTAGTTAGTCTGTCCCGTAGACACAGCGCTATTAAGAGCCGTTGTTACAGCAGAAGGATCAGCAGCCGAAGCAGAAGCTGAAGCGATAGCACCAGAGACAACAGTACCTAAACCAATTAAACGTTTTTTCATAAGGATATTTCCTATTAAGTGTGTAGATAAAATGAGTTTTAGCCTTTGCCAAAACCTTTGAGTATTCGCCCTAGAACGTGTCCAGATACGAATGAAAACAATATCCACCCTGAGACAGTGGTATAAAGCTCAGGGTCGATAGTTAAAGCACTACCATCAACAAACGATTGATAGTTAGCTTGTTCGAGCAACACATAGGCACAACTTTCACCATCCACTGCATAGAGTGTGTTATCCGATGAGATACCAATGCATTGCATAATATTTACGCCTTGTTTGGAGCTTGTTTCATGGATTCCATGAAGTGTTTTTTAACTTCTGCATCAACCGGAATGATCTCAACAACGTGCGATTGCATTGGGTTATCAGGCATAGGCGCAGTGCGTAATTCATATTGCTGATAAGGAACGAAAGCGCGGCTGTTAATCACTTTCTCAGCGTAAACTTCCTCAATAGCCAAATGTTTAAAGCGGTTCTTTTCAAACTCTTCAATACTGTCAAAGTAACCCGCCGCTTTGATTTCCATGTTGTCGTTCGAAAAGTCTTTCAATGCGCGGCCAACGTAGATGGAAGCCGATGCATTGCCCGAGTTCTTGAAGATAGTGTGTTTAATGCCATGTACGAAAAAGGCAGTTGCTGTACTCATAGTGTGTTTCTCCGATTAAAAAGGGGCGTCGATTATGCCTAGATGCGCTTGAACCAATGATTTATGAACGTCTGGCATATCAATCGTTCTTGTCTTGTATTTGTCAGGCACTAAGTGACCAAACGCTTTTTCTAAGTCACCGTTATAAAAGTCGATAACTTCTGAAAGGGTTTTTCCGCATTGCTTTCTTGCCCACGCCACTTTTCCCATAATGTCCAAAATCGCTTTTTTCTTTATGGTGTCGTGACGTTTGGGTGGTGTCGGTTCGATAGAGGCCGCGAAGTCACAAAGACCCGCGAATGACGCTGATATGTCCGATAGAAAATCGACAGAGATTTTTTTAAGCTCAACTTCATTTCGATACCAAACCACATCAGGGTCAGTGATTTTTCTCTCAAACTTTTTGTTATAGATACGCCAGTAACGAGTGGAAGAACGGCTACCAATTAAAGTGGCTTCCTCATCCAGTGAACCACCATCGTTATATTTAACGTGAGGTGTCATTGAACCTTGGCGACGAGCGTCAGGCGAAGACTTAAAAGCTTTTTCATACCAACAGCGTTCAGCGTATTTAGCGTCGAAATTTCCTGTGAAATCATCCACAGCCAAATCAAGGCGGGATAGGGAAGGCACAGCAAAAATCTCAGTCAGCAACCAATGAACACGAGCTGGCGTAGTCTTATTAAAAAGGTATTGGCAACCAGTACCATTAATCTGAATGTATATGGTGTCGTTGTTACCACCGATACCGACGAACCCGAGTTCATGCGTTCTGGTGATGTCAAAGATAGTCATTGAATCCTCGTAACCATGAAGACCACGACCACGCATAGGAGAAAGGAACATTCCAAACTCTTTTTGCATGAAGAGTTCAAAGCACACATTCATTCGAAAATAGAATTCTTGCTGATAGCGTTTTACGTATTCGTTTTGTTGGTCAGCCGTTAAACCTTTCGGTTGATGGAAGACAGGCATCATGTAAGGGACATAATCTTTATCTAGAGCACCATCCAAATAAGAAAGTGAACGTATCGGCATCGACCATGCTAAGTGGTCAATAAAAACAGGTGTCACAGTGTCACTTAATGCTTTGTGATCAACTTTGAATTGATGCTTATCGCGTGGCTTGTAAGGCTTAACCGCTCGAATGGATTTATCGAATTTATCAGCAGACATGAGCAAACACTCCAATTCGACAAAGTGAACGATAGTTATCGTCGGTGATTTCAATCAGTTCATAGCTGTTTGGAGCTTGAGACAGTTCAACGTGAGCGCGGAAGTCAGACATACACGCAAAGAAATGATGCCCCCATGAGAAATAGGCATTCACACCAACGTTAGGTTCGTTGTCGTAGTAGATTTCACCGTTCGCATAAGGGCTAGTCATGATTTACTCCGAATCCAATTTAGAATTAGGAGTGTGAAGAACTGTAACTTCAGCTAATAAATCACTACGTATTGCTTTTAAGCCTTCAATATCTTCTTTGATGGTCATTCGAATGAAACAATCAAAGCAAAAAATAACCACATGAAATAACATCATTGTTGATAGTGTGACGATAAAACCTAAAACAATTAAGCCTTCGACAATCGCATCAATATCAGCAGGGGTAAGGGTTACGTTTTCCATGATTAAGCCTCCAACGCATTAGCATTGAAGAGATGGAAATGGTCAGAGATAAGCGGAAGAGGCTCAACACCAAAGAACTGACAGAAAACTAAGTAATCCGAATGTGTTTCTAAAATCACCTTAAATTCATTATCAAAATTACAAGAAACAGCAGGAATTCTATTGAGGCCGTCAGAGTGCCAATCTGTAGTAGGAACAACATCAAGCGTTTTAGGGTTTAGAGGAAGATTGATGTAAGTGGAAACAGTCGATTCAAAAAAAGTAAGAAAAATAGCAAAACCAGAAATCGGTAAGTAATCGAATTTAATATCACCATGAACCAAATGTTTAATTTCTGAATTATGAGGGTTTACTTTAATTTCCATTACAACCACCTTGAACAGTTGAGTGACCACCGAGAGCGCAAGCTTCAAGGGCTAAACGCCCAAGGCAGTCAAAAGAGCTAATACAGTAATTTCTGTAGTCATTTAATACAGGAATCTCTGTGTTGTAAATACAAGATTTACTGTAGTAATCGGCTACAATAAAGAGATAAGACACGAAGAGGATTTTCAAAATGTACACTTCAAATCTGCTAGATGCATACAAAGAGCACATGAAGTTTGTTCAAGATAAGCAAATTGCCCATGAACTTGGGATTAGTCCGCAAATGATTACTGAAATCAGGAAAGGTCGAAGCTATCTAAAGGAAAACAAAGCACTTTTTATTGCTGATCAAATTGGTGAAGATAAAGAAAAGGTTCTAATTGGTCTAGCAGCTGATCGTGCAAAGACAACAGAGGAACAAGCGTTGTGGAGTCAAATTTCAAAAAAGTTTGAAGGTCTTGGATTGTCTGGAATTTCAATGGCTTGTGGGACATTGGTACTAAGTTTAGCAGCGTTTGAGGCCGAATCTTCTCCGCTATCTCGGTGCGTATTATGTCCAATTATGTTGAATAGCAACCCGTATAATATAAACATTCAGCCCTTTGATATACAAAGGGTTATATATGCACCACCGAAAAATGAATTCAAACTATATTTTTCGTAAGTTTAAATGCGGTCTAAGCAAGGAAGAGACCGCTTTTTTATGTTTTAAAACTGTGAGAACAGTCACAGAATGGGATAAAGGAAAACCGATACCACCCGAATGTAAACGGTTAATGCGAATGCAGAAGTGCAGAGAACTAGGGTATACGGAGGAGTGGGAGCTATTCCAGATGCATGGAAATGAACTCAAATTACCAACTGGACAGTGTATATCACCGCAAGAAATCCTTATGGGCGCGGCATTAGTCGAAATTAGATCATCATTGGAAGTTAAGACATCAACCAAGCTATTAAAACTAGCAAGGGCAATTGCTAAATTGAAAAATAGATAATAAAAAGCCCCTTAATTGGGGCTTGTTTGTGTCACCAGTGACGGGCGCTAATTTCGAGCCATAGAGACAAGGCGACCAGTATCAAGATTACGCAAGACACTAACGGTTAAGTTATCATTTTCACACATACTAGAAACCGCATGTTTAATATCACACTCTCTATCACTAGGAACCCAAAGAGTAACTTTTTTAAAACCATGCTCTTTCATTTTTTGTTCATATTTGGAATTGCGACTCATAAGAACCCCTTTTAAAATTAACTAACAGAAAGATATGCATGAGACATTAAGCGCATACGTCGATACCACTCATCAAAGCCATAAGCCAACTTGTAATAACGAATGCCTATAGCGGAACGCATAAGCATAAACACATTAAAATTATATTCGTAATCACTCATAGAATTGTCGTCTTAATTACGACTCGTAATTCTTTCTTGATAATCTCTTTCTTATCAGAACGGAAAGCAGCACCGAGCCAAGGTATATCCATTAGCAATGGAACACCAGATACTGAATCCCTATCCTCAGTAGAGATAAGGCCACCAAGCGCAATCGTTTGATTGTCTTTCACCTTAACCACCGTGGTTAAAGTTCTCTTATTTGTGATGATATCAGCCGCAGCGGCTGAATCAGTCACAGAGCTTGATTCCTGATTAATGACTAAAACAACGCTGTCACCCATTACATGGGGAACAACCTCAAGAGATACGCCCACGTCCTTACGTTCTATCTGTTGAATCGTATTCCCTCCGTCCGTCACTTCGCTTGATACTAAGAAAGGTACGTTTTGGCCTACCGTGATATAACCCCGTTCTCTATCCATAATCAGCATGTTAGGCCGTGAAAGCAGCTCGGTGTTTTTGTTGGTCGATACGGCTTTGACCAGAGCGGAAAAATCACCATTATCAAAGATAAAAAAACTATCTTTGAGTTTGTTGATTGGGGTCGGTTGAGTGGTGAAGCCTGCGTTCGTAAATGCCGCCTCAAGATTTACGCCTACCTCCTTGCTATCTCCAATTTCCTGCTCTGTAATAATGGCCTCAATAAACACCTGTTTTTGAGGTCGGTCAATGCCTTGAATCAAAGCGTCTATCTTTTCAATCTGTTTCGACGACCCCGTAATAATGATCGCGTTAGTAGTTGGAAGTATCTCAACATCATAATTTTGTAGAGGTTGATTTTTAATGGTTTGAGTTTGAGTTGCTTTGAGCATTGAGCCCATCAACTCCACAACCTTACTGTTTCTCACATTCTGTAACCGATACAACTTCACAATAGACGGCTCAATTGCTTGAACGCTATCAGCATCAACTAGAACCGTGTAGATACCGTTATCACCGATAAGTTCATAACCATGAGAATTCAATACAGAAACAAAAAAGGACGCATATTCGTCAGGCTTTAAATCTGGCGCGGTAAAACTCACTGAACCTGTTACACCATGACCAAGAACGACCTTTTGACCTGTTTGTTTAGCAAACCATGAAATGAAATCAGAAATAGGGGTGTCTTTTGATTCGAAAACGGGGGCAGGGTATGGAATGTCTAAATCTTGAGCGGATGAAAATGGAGTAAAGAGAGAAACGAAAAGTAAGGCAATAACGCTGGATGTGGAAAACCTAGAACAAAACACTGAAACAAGCGAGCGCGAGATAATGAATTTATATGGAGTTTTATTTTGTTCTTTAGGTTTACCACAGCGCTTTGTTAGTGATGCGAGCGAGGGAAGTTTGCCTCCGGCACAATAAGTATTTTTTTTTGTTATTTTAGTGAAAAAGCTCAGTAGTAATAAGTTCATTTTGCCGCCTTGACGTTGCAAATTGTTAGTATTAACAAAGCACCTGATAACTTTGTTTTCCATCCGTGATTGAAATGTCACACATACCCGAAGCAGTAGAAGAAAACCCCATTGCATAAAGCTGTGAACTAGAAAGACGATCACCTTCATTACCCAAAACAAAAGAAGGTTTTGAACCAGGAGGAATCATCGCAGATAAGATCACATATCCATCTAATATTTCATCAAGTGGTTTTGAATCTGATTTATTTACTTGCTGTACAAATTGAGCATCGTTTACCGTGTCTGGAAAAGTCCACATGAAAATTCCAGTCGCAATAAATAACCCCATAGCAAATGCAGTAAAACGTGAAAAACGCTTATAGTAAATCTTAGTTATTCGCATTAAATTCCTCGCTGTCATCTTCACACGATAACGATAGTGAGTGTAATAAGGTGGAATTACTGTATAAACTCCAGCAGTATTATGTTCAGTTTCTGGACTTGTATATTTTGATTTAACCTCAACGACCAGATTATCGACAAACGCCTGTTTAGTATCGTAAGAATGAAATAAACGCTTACCAAAAGAAAACCACCTATCTACGGTTAATGCTTGCTCTGAATCTCCATATTTAACAACACCAACATGAATGCGAGGTAAACGTAAATTAACCAAACCAAGAGTTAATAAAGACACTAAAAATGAAATCATTGGTATTTTCATTCGATCTAATCGACGACATATTACTAAATGTTCACCGAGAGCAAGACGAGCCTGTTTATCTACAATAGATATATTCTGGACGATAAAAATAATGTCCCAACCTAATTTACGAGCGTGCAAACACCAATTTATTACAAGATTGCGGCCTTTATCATTCCATGTTCGAGAGTTAAACCAAGTACCACACTCATCAAGGACTAAGAGACCATTTTTTGATTCATCATACGTTGCGTTACCTTTGCCGATTGCTTTTAAATCATCAATACAAGGCTTATCTGGCACACGAAATAACTTAACGTTTTTCTTATCCCTTCCAACCATATTTTTTAAAAAAATATCTAAGTTGGTAGCAACAGGTACACCACGCTCAAACGCCTCAAGAATACGCGCTACACTCATTAATGATTTACCATTACCAAGTTTTCCAGTAACAAAATAAACAGTCATCAAATCACCCTGATAATTTATCAATAATATAAAATTGCCACGTATAAACCCAACGAGCGATTTTAGCGGCAATAATAGTGCCTAATGAAAAAGTGGAATTGTCAGGAACGACAAGAGACATCGCCTGATTAAATTGCGGTGGTGCATAGAACGTAACTAAATCACCAATCGTCACAATCCCTAAAATACCCGCACCAGTTACAGCCGCAAGTAAAGCAACAGCAATTAAGCGTGTAGCAAAACCCATAGTTATTGTTGTAACAAGCATCGTGCCCGCAGTGGCAAATGCTGAAGCAATAAGTGTAGCTAAAGCCGTTAATCTGGTGGCGGCAGCTATTGCACCAATAGCAGGTATAATCGCTGGTAATGGCATACTAACTCCTACGACCTAAAGCATTAGGCGCAAAATCATATAAAATCACATCAATCAAAAACATGCCCGTAAGCATAAATAAAAAGAAGCCGAATATTTCCTTAAACACGACAAAAGGCTCACACTTTAATTTATAACCAAACGCATCAAGCGGCTGGCATGAACTATCCAAAGGAATGAAACCAACAATTTTATCTACGAAAGGTAGAAAAGTATCTTTATCAACAATATGATCATTTGTTGCTTGTTCAATTTGAGTACCCATTGTTGATTGAGCAATACTTATTGCACCATCAAAAGATTCAATAACCTGATTAAATACACTGTTAGTATGTTCTGCTGTTAATCCATGAGGATTTTCACAATAGTTATTGTCAGGCGTTGGTTCGCATGGGTCTGGTATTTTATCGAGAAAATCATCTAGCTTCCCACCTATGCGATTGATAGCACCTGTTTGACTATCCAAAGAACCTTTCAGTAAATCTGATTGACCATTAATAGAACCTGTTAAGGCTTCTGTTTGACCTGTTATCGCACCTGTTAATGCTTCTGTTTGAGTCCCTATAGCGGTGTTATTACTTGAAGCGGCACCAGAAATTGATTTTTTAATTTTTGATGCGAGAGAATTGTCATCATCACCAGTAAGAACCTTGGTTAAATGCCCTTTAAGTGATTGAGTCCCGTCACCAACTAATGCTTCTGTAAGTTTGTCAATTTCTAACTTTCTAGCTTTATCTGAAGCTTGCATTAATTTTGCAGTTTCTTGTGTATTTTGAATCTGAAGCTTTTTGTTTTCTTCATAAATTCGAATATCTTGTTGCAATTGAAGTGCAATGTTCGAATTGATCGCCTTGGTATTTTGATCCAACTGACCAAGTTTTGTATTTACCAATGCAAAGTTCTCATTGTTGTCAGTATTCAGTGCATGAAGAGAACGGTTTATATCTCCGTTCTGATTCATTATTGCAGTAACAATATCAGCGTTACCATTGCCAGAGTCGGGAACGGGTTCAACTTCCTGCTCTGGGTCTGTTGGATTTGGATTAACAGGGTTTGAGGTGACAGGGTCAAAAGGGCTAGGGTTATCAATCCCGTTCGTTGGGTCTTTTGGTGTTTCTGGCTCAGGGTCTGGATTAGGTTCAGGGTTTGGATTTGGCGTTTCAGGGTCGAACGTACCACCAGTACATGAGAACTTACCAAATTTATCATAGGTACAATTTGCACCCTCATCAAAAGGAGCGTCAGGGTTTGGAATGCCGTCCCCGTCCGTATCTTCTGGACAAACAAAAGGAACTTCAACATAAGGTTTTTTACAACCTGGATACGGGTCTTCTAAATCAGGGATAGGGTCAGAAGGAGAATCACAAGCAGTCCCCATGTATTGACAATTTTCATTACCAGAAAAATTATCTGAACATTTACCGCCCGTATAATATGACTCTTTAAATAATTTACTGCCTAAAGCATATCCAGCAACAGCCTCGCACATCACACCAGTTTCGCAATAAATCCGGTGCGCTGTGACTGGTTTATCATCATTGGGAATTTGACCAACAGGCCAAGGCGCATCTTCACCCTCACGTGCTGAACAAGGGGGGGGAGGTGGTTCACACGTATGGGTCTTGGTGTTTAAAATCAAACCTTCAGGACAACCAAAAGGATAAGACGTTCTAAAAACACTAAAGACAAGACCGCCAGCAATAACATCTACATCAATGTATCGACCATTTTGAACAGATGAACTTGTTACAGTAAAAGTTTTACCATCATGTTGAAAAGTTTTCCCATTACAAAAGTTACTCGTATAGTAAAAACCAACCTTAATATTACAACCGGGAAGATTATAGCGAATGGAATCAACTCTATATTCAGTAGAGAAAGCACTAAACGAAACACCCATTAATAACAGTAATGTAAAGATGCTTTGTTTAATGTTCATGTGAAGTCCTTAGTGGAGATTTGGAAAGAAAGAAGGGCAGCAGAGCCGCCCAACTTGAAGCTTAAAGCAACATTAACCGATTGCTTTGTTACCAAATTTCTTGAATAGCGTAATGCCAGCAAGAGCAATAAAGACAACAGGAACAATGATCCAAGCTTGCGCTTCCAAATCAGTAACCAAAGTGCCAACCGCAGTAAAAGCGTCAGTTACATGTGCAGGCAATGCAGCATTAGCAGAGCCAGAAGCAGCAAGAACAAGAGAACCAGCCGCTAGACGTTTAGCGGTTAAGATGTTTTTCATTTTATCCATGAATAGATACCTCAAACATTTTTTTAAAAGTTAGGATTTTGAAGCCCAAAACCCAGCCGAGACCTATCGCACCAACACAAATTGATGCTAGGTATTCAATATCTAAAGGGCTCATCGTTGACCACCCGCAATCATGCCTAAACCGACCAATACAGCTAAACCAATAACAAGGTGAAGCAGGTAAAGTTGTTCAAATTGCTCAACAGTCATATGACCCCCTTAAATGCGTTTACTTGCCAGAATGATTTTCTGGTAAGCGGAACAAGTTAATATTCGTACCAGTAACGGGTTGACCGTCACGAACGAAACTAAAATCCTTTGGTGCTAGCATGTAATCACATTGCTGACCGATAAGAGATTCAAACAGCTTCCCGTTTTGTGATTGCTGCCAAAGCTCCTCATTAATCTTCACTGTCACTACTTGAGTAGGCTTAGAAGTAAGTAGGGAGATAACCCCCGTAATTCGAGCTTCACCAGTGATTTGATTTACAAATGTCTTTTGCTCGATATCGTCTTTATCTGAAATCATGCCTTTTGTGATCATATTATTTGCCCTTGTCGATATGGTGGTATAAATAAATTCATTGGTTGTAAATGGTTCTTCAAGTTAATCGGACAGTTAGTGACACGAGTCCAAGGCCCCCGAATATGTGTCCCAGTCGGGCTGCGCCCAACTAGGACACATATCCGCGGGCTCTAAAAGCGAATACACTTCCTCGTCATACATTATTGAAGGGTCAACGGAAGGCATATCAAGAAAGAAGGCGGACTCATCACACATGCGCTCATATTCTTCTTGTTTCATGGTGTAATATTCCGCTTCATCTTCAAGCGAATTAAATACCATTTTCGTGCCTGTCATAACTGAACGAATACCGCGAATAAATTGCTTTTTACTCGCAAATTTCCAATCTTTGAAACGGGTTTTTAAGGTGTGACCACGGAACAAAATTCCGTTGATAGCCGCACTCATTTCATCACCGTATCGAGTCTGTTTGAATAAACCTTCAACATTAATTTTTTTCACGTAATCAATTCGAAGCTCCTGCTGATTACGTTTAACAAAAACACCACCCATAGCCATAATAAAGCGCTTAAAATCGCCTTCATCAGCGGCTTTTCGGATGCTCTCTAAAACAAAATGCTCATCTTGTGAAAGTTGGTTACCTAAAATCATGGCGTCGGTCTCTTTGAATTCTTCACGGAAACGACGCATTTCTCGCCAAGTGGTAACAGATGGTCCACCATAAAACTGAAATTGCCTTATGCCTCGAATGCGGTTAAAAGCAACGACAGAAGCGCTAGTCTCTTCACCATCAAGTTTTGTGTCTTTGTCAGAGTCAATGTTGGCGCCGTCAATATTTTTCGAGAGGTATTTTGCAATGTACCCAACAGCAGAACCTTTGTTCCAGTCGATAGCCTCTGATTTGAATCTAAACTTAGCTGCTCCAGCTTCTTTAGGGCTATCACTAAGGGCATGTTTTCGTAAGCACTCAGTAACAAAGTCTTTGTGCTCTGGTCTAACGAAGAAGAGCATATGATTGTGTGGCGTACCGTCATGGTGGGGCTCAACAATTCGAAGTCCGTAAAGTTTAATTTCATTATTATCAAGCTCTTTTCGAAAGGCATCGGAAACAGATTTAAGGTGTTCATGCGCTTGTAGTGCGGTTGGTTTACCTGCTTTGACCCACTTAGGGTTAAGGTCATTACCTTTATAAACATGAAAGCGCGATGGTGTAGTCACGGTATAAAACATCGCTACATGACCTGATTCTTTTGCAATATCTTCAAACGCCCTAAGACGAACAAACATCTCAGCACGTCGAATAATTGGGTTTGCGGTAGATTTGGCTGCTAACTCTTTGAGTGTGAACCATGTATCTTCGTTATCTTCCAGATAACAAACCGTGTTCACGAGAGCTTTATCCGTTTCAGCATTACGTTGCTGCATGACTGAAACCGAATGCTTTGAACAATACGCATCTTGTGATTTATGAACCAGCATCAAATCACGAGCCACATTTTCTACACGAGTAAAGTACAGGCGGCGCAGCTGGCGGCGTAACCATTTATCGCAAATGGCACGTTTGCACAGTGAATCCAATTCATTATTTTTCTGCTTCTCTTTGACTAATGCAGGACGAAACGAAAGACCGAGCGTTTTAAGTAAAGATTCTGCTTTCTCAAAACGTTTATTAACATCATCAATCTTCCAAAGTTCTTTTGAAAAGGCTTGAGATTTAGCTTTCGCTAGTTCAGTGATTTCTTCGTCGTTACGAGCAAAACGAATACCATCTTCACGTAAACGTTTATCAGCATCTTGGATCATTTGGAGTGCAGTGAAGTAATCTTTACGCTCCATGATATTTGTAAAAGCACGAACCATTGAAGGCGCAAAATCGCCATGTTTTTTAATTGAGTCGAAAACAGGCTGACGCCAATTTTTTAGACGTAATTTGTGTTTTTGATTGCATGGTAGTTCTAAATCATCAATCGATTTAGTGAGTTCGTTACGTAAGTCAGACGTTTGTGGAGCAGGGCGAGTATGATTACGAAATGGCTGATTAATATCTAGTTGATTATCGAGACACAAAGAAGAATGGAGGCGAAAATTGGTGTCTACTAAAACAGAATTTTTAACTGGAACAGAATCAACTGGCTTAGATGGTGAAACACTCCAAGTCGCTACAAACAATCCTTCGTCAGGCTTCCCACTGGGAAGTTCTTTCGCTTCATCAAAAGACAAAACTGTACCAACTGGATAATCTGTAACAGTTGCCCCATATTCAGTAATCGTTGCTGTATTCATACCAACCGCCTTGAACAATTGAGAGAGTGACCATCTAGGCCGAGCTAAAAGCTTCAAGGGCGAACAGCCCAGACCTAGACAGTCAAAAGAGACCCAAACGGCCTAGAGAGAAGTAGGTCTTTAAACCGTCTGGGGTGAATCCCGAATTTCGTATAATCATAATGTACAAATATCGGGTTTGTAAATCGCCCAAAATCGGGGATGTTGGTATAAACTTAAGGAAAATGGAGGGTCACCATGTATCAAGAAAAAATATTAGATGCCTACAAAAAGGCTCAAAACTACGTACAAGACAAACAAATTGCACATGATTTGAATATAAGTAACCAGAAGATTAGTAAAATTAGAAATGGTGAGCGCTATCTTACTGAAAACGAAGCACTTTTCCTTGCTGAAAAAATAGGTTTATCAGAAGAGGAAGTTTTAGTGTATTTGGCCGCTGACCGCAGCAAGAATTACCAAGCTCAGAAAGTATGGAAGAACATAACAAAAAAGTTTAACGGGTTAGGATTACAAGGAATAACAATGGCTTGCGGTGGATTTGCGTTATGGATAATGCAAACTAAAGAGGTTTTGGCACACACTATTGAGTGCGTATTATGTATATTATGTTAA